TTACCAAAGTGGCGGTTCATCTGGTAATGCTTTTAATTGGTCGCCAGAGTATCGTTTTGGCTGTAAATAAACTGTTGTTGTACCGTCTGTATAGATAGATTCAATTATTACAAACCACTCACCAAATTTATCCTTACCAATAATGCAAGATTCATCTTCTTCAATGTATGTTTTTTCAATAACATCTTCACCCCAATTATCTATACCAACTTGTATACGATAACCACTAAAACCATCCCAATTAGTTTTCTTTAATTCTTCCGACCATGTTAAAAGACCGTTTCCAGAAGATGAATCATTATATGATTTTGCTGTCACTTCTGTTGGTTCTGCTCCTGTTGGCAGATTGCTTGCAATATTTTCCTTATAAACATATATAACATCAATATTGCCTTCAATATATGTTCCAGATGCATTTGCAGGTGTTGTTTTTAATGTATATCCATCTATTGTTTTGGCTGACGTTGTATATGTTAAACCTACATTGCCGGTTAATGAATCTGATGGTGCAATTTCAACGTTTGATTCATTAACATGTTTAACGGTTATTGTCCCTTTTGGCTCTGGTGGAATGCTTCCACGTTGATAGAAAGTATAATCAATTTGGTTTGCCCAATCAGAAGGTTTTGTTGTGCTTGATGACCAATAAATATTATTAACGTAGTCAGATGCAGAATTTCTATTTCCTAAACGACAAGTAATGTTAAGGTATCCTTTCTTTTCGATAGATACACCAATAATGTCATAGTTTCGTTCTCCTAAAACAATTTGACCGTCACCTTTACCAACAACCTTAATAATTCTTCTTGTGCTAGGTGTATCTCTTACAAATACATGAATCTCTGAATCAATTGTAACCATTGATACTGTACTTTGATAATGTGTTGTATAATCACTTGTACGTTGAATGATTGCAGGACATTTTAAAAGATATTTGCTTGTTACATCTGCATAATACAGGTTAAAGATAACATCATGCTCACACTGTCTCATAATTCCTTTATACGATTCTGTGCGTGGTACAGTTACTTGATTCCAAATCATCCAATACATACTATCGTAATAGATGTAATCGCCACGCATCATTGCGAAGTCAGTTGAAAGATACTTATCATTAAATTCTGTTGTATCTGTATTTGTAATGATTCCATGATTCTTTTCACCATTCACAAATACTTCTTCACCTGCTAAAGATAACATGTTATTGAAATCATTGTATTGTGTCTTAAAAATATTAAACTTATCCATTGTTATCCTCCTTTCTTATTGGAATAAATTGAAGAAGTTGCTAGGTGCAGAATCTTCATTTGGCATTTGACGAATCGTTTTTTCTAATTGGTCAATTCTTGACTGCAAATACTTAGCAAAACTGTCAATTGTCATATCATCTTGTCTATAGTTTTTGATTAAGTGTGGTTGATTTGCAATTGAATTTAAGATTGATAGTGCAGTCGTATAAATCGCTTTCTTATTGGCTTTTGACGAAGCATTGTAAGTTGCATCACCGTTAATTCCTTCTTCTTCTAAGTACACAAGTAATTCTTCATACGGTAATTCAATACCACCGATTTCCATTTGTAATCTTTCGATATTATCCATATCTATATTCTCCTTTGTAATTGGTTTGTTATATATTAAACATTCGTGAGAGTTGCAAACTAATTGATTGATGTACTCTTGAATGTGAGTGGGTATTTCTAATGGCTCATTGTTATAAAGCCAGATTCCTTCATATGTGAATACGAATATATGTGTTTTAGCGTTGTAGTGTTCTGCAATGTAGAATCCATTCAATTTGATTCCATTAACCTCATATTCCATGTTCTTATCATTTTCAAAATGAACAAGAGTTGTATCATATGGAGTAAATGACAATTCTTGATACAACATGTCTGCAACATATGGATAAATTGCTTCATATTGTTCTGTTGTCATTAATGGACGTTGTTTGATTGGATTTAATGTTGGGTACATTGATTTGATTTTGTTTTCGAGATATAATAGAGATTGACTAGGTAAATTTAGGATAGAATCAAACATCATGGATTCTCCTTTCTGAAATTTTTTAGGGTGTGTGTTGAGAGGTTGGCTATAAGAGCATTGGGCTAACATGGGGTAAACGGTTTGTTCGTTTTACTCACTCAACAGGACGAAAAATGAACAATACACGAATAAATAAGTACCTCTATAATACTAATTATATGGTAGTTTACATAATTAAGGTTATAGGAAGTCCTATCATACGAACATTCACCGATGATTCAGTCGAAATGTTCGTTTTTTGTTTTGCTCACATTTCCTTCTAAACGCACTCATTCACCAACCCAAAAACGAACAAAAAGGAGTAGAGCGAACATTAGTTCTCTAAGTGCCTCTCTCAATTTTGTTCGTTTGTTTTCTGACTCGGCTCACCCTTGCACACGTGTATTATTTAAAAGTGTGTCGCATGAAAGTAATACCTTCATATCACTAAACGTTGATATATCAATATCTTTACTAACTCCCACACACAATCACAACACTCACATATGTCTCTCTTATCCCTCGACTACATCCTCTTTCTTAGTTACAATGCCTGCTTTTACATCCATTGTCTTTGCTTGCTCATACTCATTGACCTTGTTATTGACTTGCTTCTGCTCACTAACTCGTTTCTCACGTTCAAGTATACGCTTCAACTCTAGGTGTTCATTGCTAACATATGGATTGATTGCAACCAATGACTCCATACTGATTGCACCAACATCATACATCTTAACTAAGTTATCAATGACCTCTGTCTCATTGACTGGTCTTGCATAGTGGAACACCATATCTAACGAGTCAATAGCATCTTCACTGTATGTCTTGCCTTGCTTATCTAACAGACCCACTACCTTGCTGTTACGTTGCTCTAATCCCTCTCTTAAGTAACGCTCATTGAGTCCACCCTTCATGTCAGCAAGTTGATACAGCATTCTCATACTCATCTCTGATAAGTTACTTACATCAGAAGCATTCAATGCTACAGCAGGAACACTTGCAATGTTAATCAGTTGTTGCATAAGTGTATTGAAGATTACCTCAAACGCCTTATGATTGACACCGTTACTTACCATTTTAAAGTCCGCACCATCATCTAAAGTAATTCCACCACCAACGATATGTGGATTCAGCCCCTCTCCTTTTAGTTGTTGCCCAATTACAACAGGGATTGGATTATGATGCTTATAGAATGAATCACTAAACTTAGATAATAAATCCTCCATAGCATCAATGATGTTAATAAAGTCATCCAAGTCGCTCTTTCCAAATGTAGTGCTCAGTTCATTATCGGTTTTATAGTGAATTGGTAGACCACTAACATTCTTATAAGAACCCACAACACGTAAGTCAGTACCTCCAATTGTTGAATACTTCACTACTTCCTCTTGTGTATAAACAACATAGAAGTCACTCTCTAATGATGTATAATACTCAACGAATGCAATCATATCGTTCTCATCGTTATAGATAGGGTATCCGCATTCAGTAGAAATCACCTTACTGCTCACATTTCCATCATCTTTGATATACACATACTCATATGCGTTACCATACTTAACTAAGTTATTTAGCAGGTCGAAGTCAATCTTGTCATAATTACCTTTCTTATACACCCTCTGCATATCTCCAACAATTTTTTCCTCACCAGTAAAAGTTATTGGTTTTTTTAATAGGTAAGTAGTTTCAAGGTTCACAATTAACTTTGCATACTGTAATAACACTTGTCGTTGTTGATATGGTTTATTATTGTAACTTTCTACAACCCTATTTGAGATAGCATGTTTACCATCCAAATATTTTTTCTTTTCAATTGTGTCTAAAATTCTTTTCTGATTTTCAAAATGAGACACCTCATCAACAAACCAGAATTGATTACCGTTATGTACGGTTTTAATATATTCTTGTAAATTCATTTCTTTTTCCTTTCCAAAATAAAAAGCACCCTTTAAAAGGATGCTTAAAACATTATTGATTTACTTTCTACCCTTGGTAGCAAGTGCACCTGCAATAGTAACAACTGCCAACGCTCCAATCTGAAACGCTTTATTATTTTGTATATTATATACAATATCTTTATAGCGAATTTCTTTTCTAATCGCTCTAATCTCATTCATAATCTCTACTCTTTGACTATCGGTTAGATTATCTTTTTCTAGCATTTTATACAACATTCTTTGTTCTTCAATTAAATTATCAACAACTTTATCAAATGAATGATTTAAATTATCCATATACTGCTTTGCTAGTTCTTGAAAATTAGGTATATTCTTCAACACATTTTCCAGAGTTTCTACTGGTAATTTAGAAAAGTTTTCAACTAACTTTGCGAATGTTTCACCTTTAACAATTTCACTTGGACTATTAACACCAATTTTATTTAGAATCTTTGATAGTTTTATAGCATCCTTTTCATTTTTAGATTTCATTGTAATCCTCCGATTAACCATAATATAGAAAAATAATACTACATTTTCCTTAAACATACCATTTATTTTGCTTAATACCTTGAATTGCTAATGCCATAGCAATTACACAGTCGTCATGTTTGTCATTACCTTTTTTATTTCCTGTTTTTCCATCTGTTTCAATGAAAATTTGCATTTCTTTTAACGTTTTATCACAATTAATCAGAATCATTTCTAGTTCAAATTGTTCTTTTAAATCTGTAATCATAATATTTTTAGTTACTTGAGTAGTTTGGTATCCTAACTGTAATTGTTTTTTGCCTAATTGCTGATTGAAAATTTTATGTTTGTACAAATTCATATACTCATATTCTTTTCGTAAACGTTCTAAGATTGGAGTACCAAAAGAGTTTCTTTCTACTGTTAAGAAAGCATAGTTATAAAACTTTCCAATAATATCAAGTAACTTAGCAAATTCATAAACAGGGATTTTATTATCGTAAAAACTTGCCACCTGTTCACCATCTGCATTTAAAATTGAAATAGTAGAATAGTCGCCACCACTACCACTTGCAGTATCTACACCTGCATAATAACGGACATCTTGTTTTGGTAATTCATAAATCATTAACGATTTTCCAATGTATTTTGCAATACTATCTGGAATAATCACCTTTACATCTTTATATAACAATGGCTTTTTAATATATTTTAACCTTTCGACAATCTTTCCTTGGTCGAAAACATTTAATCCACTACTGATAAATGATTCCATTGGAGTTGCAGGAAATTCTTGATAGAATTGTTGTAAACTCATATCAAGTAATTTCCACCTACGCCACATAAGTTGTTTTAGAGATGCACCTTGTTCTAAGAGATATAATTCATCTTTCTCTAAATCATCTTTAGTAAGGCGTTTTCCTTTATTATCTGATTTGTACCATATTTCCGCTTCATCATAATCATCTTTGAATTGTTTTGCGTATGAGGAAGAGTAGAATGGGAAGAAAAATGCTTTATATTTTGATTTCCCATCGTATGCGTTCATGAAGAGTTTTTGATAGGGGTTGAAACCATTTGAAGTAGTTTCAATTACTAATTTTGATGTTTTACTCTTTGCTAATGCTTGTTCTGCTGATAATAAAATTGATTCTTGATTTTCATAAAATGCAAATTCTGATAGTAAAATATATTCATATGTAGTACCACGCCCCACTTCTTTACCACCTGCAACAGATAATGTAATAGATGAGCCATTATCCAATCTTAATTGACCTCTGTTGTTCTGGTCGTCTTTAGGAAATTTAAATTTATCATGTGGTAAATCTCTATACATCATTTTTAGTTTATCAAATAATGATGTTGCTGAATCTGCCTTGTACGATACAATTAAATAATTGGTACGTGGTCTTGTACAAGCCATCCATAAACATAAAGCAACAGATAAAGTAGAAAATCCAATTTGTCGCGCCTTTGCAATAATGTTGAAACGTACCATTTCATCAACAAAATATTTTTGTTGTTCATTAATTGTGAATGGTACATATTCCCCAGTGTTAGTTGTAATTTTGACGAAATTTTGTAGCCATAATACAGGGTCTTCATTAATTAATTTTAGTTTTTCTGCTGTAGTAGGTTTTCTTGCCATTATACAATCAGCCCATCGTCTTCTGGTTCTTCATCTACTTTAGATAATTCTGCCCCTGCTTTAATAATACTGTTGATTTCTTTATTAAGAGTTAAAAGCAATTTAACTTGCTTTTCATCACCTGTTAATGCTTTTTCTCTCACAACTTTGTAAATAGTATGTATATCATCAATCATTTTAGATTGTAAATACAGTGCCACCAAATTTGCATACTCTGGTGTCTTTTCCCAATTTGTAAAACCATTCATAGTTTTTCTAGCAACCGAAATAAGAAATTCTTCTTCATTTTTCGGCTGAATAGTTTGATTAAATCGTGTATCTGGGAATTTATAATTAAAATACATACGATTCTCTTTTGTAACTTTCTTTAATGCTTCCTTTAACGTCATTTCATTTAACCTCTTTCTTACATATCATCGAAGAAATTATTTTCTTCAATTTTCTTTGGTTTATATGAAGGTTGAAATTCTTCATATCCTTCAAAATCGTTCATATGAATTTCCATCATTCTATGTGTTCTTTGTTGATTTTCTAAGTGTTCTTGATACTGGCTTTCAAGTTTTTCTCTAATCCATGATTGACCTGCTTTTTCAAGAATTTCAAATTTCTTTTCGCCTGCTTTTTTAACATAATCGCAAGTTGTTTCTTTCCACGCTTTGTAACCTTCAAATTCAAAACGCTTTGTTTTGTCAAAGATTTGTCCAAAAATAACATCATCATATTTAACCAATAAATCGGTTACCTTTTCTTTCTCTCTTTCAAGGAAAGATAATTTTTTATTTTCTGTTTCTTTTTCTTTCAAATCTACCTTAACAGACGTACTTTTTACATATTGGTTTGTTTCTTGTTTCCATTGTCCAGTTTCATCTTGATATCTTTTACCAGAAACCTTTGTTAAAAATGTACAATCATCAATGATTTTCCTTGTTCTTGTATTACCTAATTCCAATACTTCACACCATTCTTTATCGCAAATAGCATATTCGAATTGTGCGTTATTCCTCCAATTATGGTAAGCCATAATTGTTAAGTGATAATCATTTTTTTCTGCTAGATTGTATTCACTTGCTTTAATTTCCGTATAACCTTTAAATGTAAATGGTTTCTGCTTCCAATCAACTTCGCTTTTTACTTCAACGCTTTTCATTACATCATTGATAGTGACCGTAAAATTCTCTTTCTTAACATCATTCTTTGCACCATCTTTGAATGTAATTGTGATGTATCCTTTTTCTGATAGATTACTTAATGCTTTTGCCACTTTTTTCTTATCACGACTTGCACTTGTTGTTTCCCAATTTAAATCCTCAATGATGATTTCAATATTTGTTCTTACAACCATCGTTCCAACTTGCTTTGCAAATTGAAGATAAGCAAACACCTTTAACTCATCGTCGTTTAATTTGTACTCTGTACCAAACCCAAACGCCACGTTTGGAATTTGAATATAATTATCTGTTGTCATTTTCATTTTAATTACCCCTTTAATTTAATTAACATTTATATATTATTTGTTTTTAAAACCTAATTTTTCGCTACGCTCATTGTATTCATTTAAAGCGTTTAGCAACTGCTCATCACGTTCGAATAACCAAAAACGCTTATTAGTTGTATCGTGGAATGCTGTGCAAATATATTTAATTCCTTTCTCGTATCTCAAAAACTCATGTAAGTTAGTTGAATAACAGAAAAAATATTTGTTCATGTCCATATATATCTTCCTCTCTTTGATTTAACTGTTGATTACATCAACGTCATATTTAATTCATTTTTGCCTGTCAAAGCATATGAAAATGGATTGTAATTGATTTCAATAACAGCATTGTTATATTTACTTTCACCGTTTAAATCATACGATTTGCGAGTAAATTCTCTTCTAATTTCAAATTGTTTATTTGGAAGAAGGATATCCAATTCTAACAATTTACTAATACCATCTAAATCCATTTTGGTTTTTAAGAAACCGCTGTCATTTAAGAATATTTTTTTAGAAGAATCATATCTTCTTTTGACCTCTACGAAATCCATTGATTTATGTCTTTCTTGTAAATAAATCATTTCTTCCAATCCCATTTTTTCTAGCCATTCACATTGCACCTTTTTAAATCCTTTGTAGTATCCTAAAAAACTAGAATCAATTGACATGAGCATTAACTTTCCATCTTCTGTTGAAGGTAATGGTAAGTCGTATAGTGACCACAATAATAATGTTGTACTCATTGCATATTTGTCTGTGTAGTTATCTCTTGAAATTCTTCCAATTACGTTTAGATTTGCACTCATAATGTTTGGTTGACTGCTTGAAGAAAGCATTGTCACGTGGTTGTCGAATGTTCTGCCATTTACAAGGGCAATATCCACACCAACTGCTTTGCGTGGGTCTTTCTTATTTGTGGAGTAAAGATTATGGAAGTCATAGAAATGTTCCACTTCCCAACCTTTGACGTTTTTGAGGATTGTTGCACCTGCCAAACTATCAATATCATCACTCATACATACTGTAAAATCGTTTTCCTCAAATACCCATTGAGGAAATTTGTTTTTTAAATCTTGCTTCATAAATTAGCGAAAGTATGTAACTTTCACTCTTGAAACTGCATAATTTTAAAACTTAATAAAACCACAATTTTATATTGCGGCTACCTTTTATCTCTTGTATTCCTTGTATCTCCTATGCTTATTGGAATACAAGAGTTTAAGTAACTAACACCTTCACATTGTTCACTCCTTTAATTTATCTTTCGTTTACCTAAAACTTAATAAGAATCTATAAATTCTTTATACTTTTTTACTTTCTCTTTATCCATCTCACAATCTCCTGTTTCAAACCTGGAAAGGAGAGATGGACTACAGCCAATATACTCCGCTAACTGGCGTAAACGTATTTTTTTCTTTCTACGTTCGATAATGTACATATCCTTAATGCTCATTGTGGTTAACCTCCTATTCCACTCACTTTTTTTACTTTTCATTAAAATAAATAAGGCAAGAGGAATATTACCCTCTTACCTTGTTAGATTTATGTATTTAATTAGTTACGCTTGTTTTAAGTTATAAACTGCAACTGCTTTTTTGCTTCCAACTTCAAGCGTTGCTTCTGCTACTACTTGACCTTTATCATTGTCACCAGTTTTACCTAATGCTTGGAATTGTGGTTGACGTAAGAAAGCAACTTTAATAGCATTTACATCAAAAGCAACAATTTTATCTGCTGGCATATAACGGTCTAAGATAAAGTTAATTTTTCCGTATGAAGTATTTACAGAATCAACAGTGATACCGAAATCAGTAGTAACATGTTGGTAAGAATAACGGTCTTTGTATAGTTCGTCAATTTGGTCTTTTAAGTCAGCACCAACTAATGCGTAAAATTCACCATTTTCATTTCCTGCTGTCCATAATTTCTTAACAAGTTCCTTAACTTCTTTTTCAGTTAATACATCTTTAGTAACACCGTTGACAACGTTACCTGCATCAACGAATTTTAAAAGTCCATCCATTTGACGTTTGCTACTTGCACCATCGTTTTTAACACCGTTGATAAGTTTATTCTCAATACCAATAGCAAGTTCAACTAAGCGGTCATTAATTTCTTGTGCGAATAAATCACCAACTGCTCCTGTTGATTGTGCTGTACCAGATACACTAGTTGCTTTATAGAAAATTTCCATAACGTTATTTAATTCTGCACGTGCAGATTGTACGAATTGAGTAGCATCTACACCTTCATCAACAGTGATATCAGCAGTACCATCAAGAGTTTTTTCTCTCCATGTGTGGAATTTCCCTTTTGAGTCAACATATAATCCTTTGCTCATAAGTAATGTGAAAAATGGAGTAGCGATAGGTGCTACTAATGCGATTTCATCAGTAAGATGAATATTTTCCTGTGTAGTTAATTTTTTAGAATCTAACATTCTTTTTTCCTCTTTCTTATATTAAAAATTTAATTTTTGACTAATCATAGATTTAGTGTCTTTGTTTTTCTTAGCAATGCTATAGCCGTCTACCTGTTTATGATTCGTCGGTTTATATCCATTCGCCAACTCTAGTTGACCAATGATTTCCTTTAATTTTGTAATTTGAGATTGCAATGCTTCTGTATCATCTACAGAAACGTTAATGAAGTCAGCAAAAACTTCAACGCCCTCTTCTTTTAAGGTTTGTGAAACTTCTCTTTGCCAAATTGCTTCTAACTTTTGCTGAATTTTAATTTCATCATCTGTTAATTCTTTTGGCTTGTATTGTGATAACTCATCAATCTGTTCTTGTAGTGCATCTACTTCTTCTTTTGAATAAGTTTTTTCTTCAACTACTTCTTCATTTTGTTGAGTTTCTTCAACATCTTTTGCCTGTTCTTGTTGTTCTTGGTTATTAATTTCTTGCATTTATATTTCTTCCTCCATTTAAAATTGAGAATAAAAAGAAGGGTGTGGCTATCCACCCTTCTATAAAGGAGTACACTAATCGCTATCGTAAGAAAAGATGTAATTAGTTTTCCAAGGAGTTTTGCTTTTCACTCATACAATAAATTGAGTAAAGTTATAAAAAAATACCCCTTATATATTAGTGGTTTTCAAAGCACTTTTGTCGCTGTTTTATATTTTTCCAAAGTACCCTTCATATATTAGTGGTTGGGAGAATACTTTTGTCGCTGTTTTACATTTGTTTAAAATACCCCTCATTAATATAGTGTTTATGAAAGCACTTTTGTTGCTGTTTTGATAAATAGTATTGACTTCGGTCTCCTGTCTTTCATCATGGGATGAGGGTACAGGACAACGGCTAGGGCATAGAATGACTACCTTACAGTGCAAAAACAAGAAGGTTAATGCAACATAAAGCAGACGTTCATTGTCATTTCTCATGGTCTATCGGGTTAAGGAATCCGTATAGTAACACCTTGTTTGAACGTTAGATTTCCACCTACAACGAACTTTTAACATGCTATGCTTGTCCAACATGCTGAAAGATTTAGGGAAGGAATTGTACTGCTGACATATCCTTAATTATTCGCAACCTAATATTATCTTTCTTATTCGTTGCTACCTGTACCGTAGTACACCAAGCAACCTTTACCAAACCGTTTATGGACGTTCTCTCCTAGACTATACTCAGCGCAAACAAGGAAACGCCTTTGTGAGTATACGCTTAATTTTATGACATTGGCTTAGCGAACCTGTTCAAGTGTTTAGCGTGGTGTTAGGTCATTCCCACGTTTGAAAATTACCGTACACTTCATAAAAAGACAATACTTAATAACCCTTGCATCATCAAATTTTTTTCGATAAAATGAAGGTGTAGGATTTTTTCCTATTCAGTTTTTTAGCGAAAACTAACGTAAGAAGTAGGGTGTTGGTAGCACTCTACTTCTTTTTTCTTTGACACTTAAATAACTATTGAAGCAATGACGCTTTCTGTTTCAATATTAGTGATGAGAAAGTTATTATGAAGACCTAACAATATTCATTAGCGGACTAGATGGCATTGCCTTTTTAATAAGTTCAAAATCCTCTAATGACTGTAAATAACGCTGTGTGGTCGATACATCAGAATGACCTAATAATTTTGATAATGTGAAGATGTCAATTCCGTTTAAAATACACTGAACAGCGAAGAAATGTCGAAACGTATGCGGACTACATCTTACCTCTTCAACTTCTACTCTTTTTCCTGCTTCTTTAATTACATTGTAAATCCCCATATGCGACAATGGGTCGGCTGTATAAGACAAAAAATAATTGTCCGTCTTAACAATTTTATCTTTGAGATACTGTTTTCTTAATCTCTCATATCGAATTAGAATCTTTTTTAACGGTGGAGAGATGAACATAATACGCTCCTTATTCCCCTTACCATTAACTAAAATCGTTGTTTCTTTTACATTTTGAGTCAATAACCCTCTAATCTCCATCGCTCGCAACCCACAATCGCTTAACATGGCTACTATTGCTTTATTTCTTGCTTCAATGTAGTTCTTATAACTAAATGCGTCTATCATTGCAGATACCTCTTGAATGGTAAATCCCTTTAGTAATTTTTTAGGAACTTTCGGCAATTCCACTTTTGTTGCAATATTTTCTTTAAGGTATTCCTCTTTCTGACACCAACTAAAGAAAGCACGAACCAATTTAAACATAGACACTATCGATTGTGGCTGTAAGCCCTCTTCGTGCTTTGCTCTAACGTATTGCTTTAAATGCAGTGGATTGATGGCTTCTAATTCACTTATCCCCTTCTCATTCATTAGAAACCTTTTTAATTGCTTCATTTCTTGGCGTTTATTCTTCATTGTTTTTAATGTGAATCCTTTCGCTAGACAGTGATACAAATACTCTTCAATTACATCTTCTAATTCCAA